TTCTCTTAAGCTGATGTTTAACGTAACTTCTGAGGGATAATACTTGCCACCAGTAGCACCTTCTGGACTAAAAAATACCATTTTATTTTGTCCGCCATAATCGACTTGCACATTCTCTATAACACAATACTCACTAGAAAAAACTTGTGTTAGAAATGTGTCAGCACCACCAGGAGATTTTTGTAAAACAATTTCAAATCTACACATGTCTGGATAACCAAAGCTAAAGTTACTTACTGATGTTCTTCCGCCTTCGTCTAATGCTACTGCTCCGTTGTTGCCACCACCGAATAAATTATCAATTTCTGTTTGAGTAAATCCTGTTTCCTCGACTGGTGGAGCATTCGGGTCTGGTGCAGGTTGATCTGCTTTTTGTGATACTGTATTGCCAGCATCTTTGACAGCAACTGTTAAATTGTCACCTGCACCTTTTGGTGATGATGCAATTCTGAATGATTGAATAATATGCACCATCTTTTCAGCCTCTTGCATACTCGTAGGCTTCATTGTAAAAGGCAGAGTAAATCTTCTAAAGGTAGGACCTTGATAAATTAATTGTTGAAATGTATTCAAAACTTTTCGTGTCATAAATTCATACTGTGCTTTTCCAGACAATCCAGCAGAAGAAAGAAACCCAACACCACCAGCGGCAGCACTTTGCAATTGTTTATATACTGCGTCTAGTCCACCCTTAACTGCATTAGCTGTGATTCCTGAAACCGATCCTGTTGAATCTGGTTGACCAAAAATGGATTGCGTTTCTTGATATCCATTAGATAACCCGCTTTGAAACGATCCACCCATGCGTATAAATACGATTGGACCTCTCGCTGTTGTTCCTAGTGGATCAAAAAATTGAAATCTTGCCATTGGTGTGACAAATCCTGAATGACCATAATCCGCTCCGAAAATTAATTGTGTGCCGCTACCAACAGGATATGATGCCGCACTCCTATTTGTTTCAAACGGACCTATTGCTATTGTCATTGCTTTTTCCTTAAACTAATCATTATTCTATTTATGTCATACAAAGGTAAATTTAAGCCTAAAAACTATCAAAAGTACAAAGGTAACCCAACTAATATTACATATCGTAGTTTGTTGGAACGTAGATTCATGGTCTACTGTGATGAAACTCCATCTATACTTGAATGGTCTTCTGAAGAAGTTGTTGTGCCTTATGTGTCTCCAGTTGATAATCGTTATCATCGATACTTTGTTGATTTCTGGATGAAATATAGAGACAAGAATGGAGAGATAAAATCTGTGCTAATTGAAGTCAAGCCAGACATACAAACACGACCTCCAGTTAGAAAAAACACACCCAATGGTAAACCAACTAGACGATTCATCAATGAAGTAATGACATGGGGTGTTAATCAAGCAAAATGGGAAGCGGCAACAAAGTACTCTATTGAAAGAAATTGGGAATTTAAAATCATAACCGACAAAGATTTGAGATAAATAGAAGTATGATATTCGATAACATACTCATTCAAGGCGCACGACAAGGCATCATTCCTGCAAGAACAGTTGCGGCAAGGGATTGGTACAGACAAGCGGCTGGTAAATTAACGACAAACATAACTCCCGGTGTGTTTGAGAAAAGAACCGACTCTGCAAGAAAAGTTTCTACGATGGAGTATGGGTATATGTATGCATTCAGATACGACCCAAAGATGAAAAAGGAGTTGCCGTACTACGATACGTTTCCTTTAATCTTTCCGGTAAAGCTGGAATCAGACGGATTCTTGGGAATTAACTTCCACTATTTGCCTCCAGTGCTACGTGCTAAATTAATGAATGCATTGTATTCGACATTAACAAATAAAAAATATGATGATTCGACAAGAGTGAAGATTTCATATTCTATTCTACAATCTGCATCTAAGTACAGATATTTTAAACCGATGCTAAAGAAATATCTAAGAAGCCACGTTCGTTCACAATTCTTAGAGATACAAGTAAACGAATGGGACATGGCTATTTTTCTACCAACAGAGTCTTTCAGAAAAGCAGACACAGGACGTGTTTGGGAAGAGTCTCGCAAACAATTAGGAAAGTCATAAAATGGCAAATGAAGGCACATTAGAAACTGTAGTTGTTACGGGCAATGCCATTGGAACAAACTATGCAATAAGAAATCTACGTTCAAAATTGGGTGTTGTTGCAAGACCAAACAATTTTTTAGCGTATCTAGATTGTCCGAGTTTTACTCAGGGTGGTAGTATCAGAGCAGACAAACCGAATCAGTATGATATAGAACCAACTTTTGAATTCAGATGTGAAAGAGCAGAATTACCAGGAAGAACAGTTGCAACTTCAGAAGATATGGGTTCTGGTCCAACAATGAAACTTGGTTACGATATGACGTACAATGACATTCAGTTGTCTGTGATATGTGCTACAGATATGAAAGAACGAAAGTTCTTTGAAAAGTGGATGGACTATATCATAAAACCTTTTAACACACCAGATGCTGGAACAGTTGCATACTATAACGACTATGCAAAAGGCAATACACTTACCGTTCAACAACTCAATGATTTTGGTAAACCAGTTTTAACATATCAATGTATGGATGTATATCCAATTGCAATTACACCCATGAATGCGACTTGGGAAGAGACTAACACTTATCAGCGATTTGGCGTAACACTTGCGTATAGATATCATACGTACAAATAAACATTTTTAATATAACTATCGGAGAAATACTATGGCTTTACCAAAAATTAATAACCCAATATTTGAATTGACTTTACCATCAACAGGTGCAACTATCAAATACCGTCCATTCTTAGTAAAAGAACAAAAGATTCTTTTGCTTGCTATGGAATCACAAGATCAAAAATCAGTATTGACAGCAATTAAACAGATTGTCAATAACTGTTCTATTGATGAAATCGACACAAGCAAAATTCCAACATTTGACTTAGAGTATTTCTTTATGAGACTCAGAGCAAAGTCAATTGGTGAAACAATTGATTTGAATTTGCGTCATCCAACTGGATACAATTCTGACGTTCAAGAGTGTGACGGCATTACTAATATGACTTTAAATTTGTTAGAAGTTGAAGTTGTAAAAACAGAAAACCACACAAATAAAATTATTCTTGATGAAGAAACCGGCATTGGAATTAAATTAAAATATCCTAACGTCAACATGGCTATAGACGCTGGTTCAAATACCGAAGATAAACATCAAATGGATCTTGCGACAGATGCTATTATCAACAGCATCGAATACGTTTTTGATAAAGAAAATGTATTTAAGAAAGAAGATTATACAAAGAAAGAACTATTAGAGTTTATCGAAAACTTGAATCAAGAACAATACTTGAAACTGACAAAGTTCTTTGAAATGATGCCTAAGTTGAAACACAAAGTAGAGTGGAAATGTCAGAAATGTGGATGCAGAGATGAGATTACTATGGAAGGTCTGCAAAGTTTTTTCGGATTCTGATAGGGGGTGAAAGCCTAGCTACCTACTATCAGACAAATTTTTCTTTAATGCAACATCATAAATATGATTTGGAAACGTTAGAGAATATGATACCCTTTGAACGTGAATTGTATATAATGTTATTATCTCAACATATTGAGAGTGTAAATGAACAGCAGAAATTACAAGCACAACAAAGAGGAAAAAGATAAATGGCTACGCAAAAAGAATACGAAAAAATGAGCGAGAGCGACAAGAAAAAAGAAGATTGGATGAACGCCAAATGGCGCCCAATGATGGGTTGGATTTACATGATAACATGTATCACCGACTTCATCCTATTTCCAATTCTATGGTCTATATTACAAGCGGCACTAAAACAACCAGTGACTGCTTGGCAACCAATTACACTACAAGGTGCGGGATTGTTTCATTTGTCTATGGGTGCTATTATTGGTATTGCCGCATTTGGTCGTACACAAGAAAAACTAGCAGGAGCAAACAATGGCGGAATGCAACCCGTGGGACAAAGCGTCACAACAACATATGGTTCTCCGTCAGCAGGCGGATTCGGAGCGTCCAGCAGTTTTGGTTCACCAACATCAAATAGCTTTGGTAGCAGTTCAGGCATTGGAGCATCAGCGTCTAGCTTTGGTGCAACATCAAAACCCGCAACAGGAAAATCAGCACGATTTGCAGAAGCCGATCCAGACTCTGTATTCGACAGAGGATAATTAATATATGGCAACAGTAGGATACGCAAGCGCACTCGGTAGCATCGCAAAAGATGCAATTAGTGGTGCCGGAAAAGGATTCGTTGGCGGGCTAAAAGGCGCAATGATGACTGAGGCACCAGGTCTTACTGGTACCTATGCTTTTGGACAAGAATTAAAAAAACGTGCAAATGCTCCAAGAGTGTCAAATAATGGAACACCCTCTTCTAATTCTCCTTCCAGTTCTGGAATGGGCGGTGGTTTGGGTGCGGGCATATCTATAGTTGCTGGTCAACAAAAACAAAGTAATGTCATCAATCTTGAACAAGTTCGACAATTACGACAATTAAATCAGAACGTAGTTAATCAATCTAAACTTATTGCATTTCAAGTTGGCGAGTCAAAACGAAAAGATTTATTTGCAGAAGAACTTGCAAATGAACAAGCGTTACGTGATGAAAAACTTTTAAACGCAATTGAAAATCTTCGTGGTGCTGGTAGGGGTGGTAAAGGTGGTACTACTGGAGGAGAAGCAGACTCTGAAGGTTTAGGCGCATCATTTGTTTCGGGTTTAGTATTCAAAAGAATTCTCACTACAGTAATAAGTGCGGTAATAAGACATCCTTACGTTGCTGGTGGTCTTGCACTCGGCGCTGGTGTGGCGGCGGCAGCGGCCACAATGAAAAAGCCAACTCCTCCTCCATCATCTACAGTCACGGGACGTGATGCACAGCTTGATCCACAAGGTGCGGCAAGAAGAGCCGCTGATAAGCAAGCCACTGGTAGAACAATTCCAAGACCACTGGACTATGTTCCTAAACCAGGCGAAAATCGTGGATACAGTCAAAATCAATCAAGAGCAAGACAAGCAGAACAGCAGAAGTGGGATTCATTAAACAAAGGAACACACGACCCAATTACGGGTATGCCAAACAATGGTATCATAATGAAACCTCCAGCAACAGGAGTTGTTACTAGTAAATTTGGTATACGAAAAGACCCTAAAACCGGAAAAGATACACAGCATAATGGTATAGACATTGGTATGCCTACTGGCACTCCAGTGACACCTGTTGCGCCAGGAAAAGTTATTAAAGTTGGGTCGGGTCCAGAAACAGGAACATACATTAGTGTTCAACACGCTGATGGAAAAATTAGCGAGTACATGCATTTAAGTAGTACAGTTGCTAAAATAAATGATGCAGTTACTGAAACTACAATAATTGGAAAAAGCGGAGGTGCTGTTGGAGATGCTGGCGCAGGAAAATCGACAGGTCCACATTTACATTTGCAGATTAGAGATTCTGCTACTAATAAATTTATTGATCCTACTTCATTACCTGGACTAACACATTTAGTTGCTGGCGCTAAAGTTAAGCCAACTGATTCTCAGCCTGTATTAAAAGCAAAGCCAAAAGAATTTAACGTTAAAGGATATCGTCCTGGGAATCAATTGGATCTTCTAGGTATCACTCCTGTTGAAGACTACTATAAAGGACTTTCAACAACACCAGAAGGTCAGCCAACGCCAGAACCTAAAAGTAAAACTGGTCTAGGACTTAAAACATCTAGTGTGTCGGGTGATCCAATATTGAATCAACTGATGGCCGCATTTTCTACGCCATTTGACAGAAGTAAATTTGGTGCTGGTATACAACTAGCCGCTGGACCAGGATTTAATTTTAGCGGATTATTTGGTGGAGGTGGCGGCGGAACTGAAGTTAAAACTGCTGAGAAGCCTATACCTGTTCACGATAAGAAAGCATTTGACCAAAATGCAAAGATTGCAAAAGCATCAGGTATCAATGCGACAAATGGTTCTATTTTAAATAGTAAAGCATCCGCATACGGTACTGCAATAAACACCAAATCGTTCAAGCCGTTATTTCGTTCTAATAGTGATCTTCTCGCACAAGTAAACAAAACGTTCTTACAACAGTTTAGAAATACTGCAACTGCCGCATTCACACAAGCAATAACAAAAGGGTTATTCCCTAAAGGCTTTGGTGTAGCATTTAGTCAAGCTAGTCAAGACGATATGTTTCGTGGCCAGCAATTACAAAAGATTTTTGGAACAAGCGATAAAATCAGTAGTGCTACAACCAAACTGTTAGGTAAACAGTATGGTCCGATGTTTGCGCCACTCTTCGATAATCTTGCACAAGGATATCTAGAAGTTGGTTCTAGAATGGCAGGCAAGGCAATCTTCCAAGGTATCGGTGGGCTAGATGCAAGAGAATCTCAAGGCATCATGGGTCAAGTTCTTGGAAACTATGCCGCAGGAAATAAAAAGTTAGCACTAGAACAATTGTTGTTTGGTGCATCTGGTGGTGCAAAGAGTGGTATTGCATTGGGTCCAGAGACTCTGTTTGCTAAGTATGGTTTCGCTAATCCGATGGAAGGCATCTCATACTTTGCAAGTGCATTAGGTGAAAGAGCGACACAACCATTTGCAAAATTAATGGGTGCAGACGATAGAGATAAATCTGTAATATTTGATCCTAGAACTAAAAAGTATGTGTATGCAGACACCGGTGCGCCTGCTAGTCAAGCAGACGTTAATGCGGCTAATGCGGGCTATGGAAGTCGTGTAAGTCAGACTCCAATGTTTGGTCCTGGTATGAATAATTATGGTATGCCAGGAGCACCGTATCAAACAACTGCTGGTGTTGGTGGTACGTATCAGATTAATAATTCTGGTGCTTATCAACAAATATTGAATGCTAAACAGGGACAAGAAATATCAAGAGCGCAAGCATTCGGATTAACAGACCAAGAACAAGCTAGAGGTGGTGCTAAGTTAATTGCAGAACAAAATACAATGCTTAGAGCGCAAGGTGAAACACAAAATAGACAATTAGAACAACAGCGTAAGTTAGCAGAAGAAGATGCAAAGCGTCAGTTTGACCTTGCAACTAAACAAGCGGCTACTGAAGCAGAAATGGCTTCAGCACAAGCGGCATACGATAAAGCATTGAATGAAGCTAAGACTAGCACAGACAGAGTAGATACTGATAGAGTTATCGCAAAGTTGGATCAAGTTGGCGGTAAGGCTTCTGGTGGTGGAACACAAGTTCTTGATAAAGATGGAAATCCTGTTAATAGAAGATCCGGTCAGATATTTGATTCGAATGTATATAAAGATGGAAAAGTAGTTGGTAGTGATCCAATGAAAGAAATTGGAAACTTTGCATTCGACATGGGCAAAAACATGTTGGGTCAGCAGTTGACTAAAGACATTAAGAATCCATATGCTCAGATGGTTGCAAACTTTGCAATTCAAAAGGGTCTGAATGTTGTTACAGATAAATTTATTTCGCCAGTATTAGATAAAGGTTTAGACTTTTTAGTAGATAAGGGTGGCAGTTTTGTAATGGATACTGCTATACCTTGGGTTACAAAGCTATTTGGTTTTGCTGATGGTGGCGTTGTAACTAAAGCAACTCCTGGTGTTTTTGGTGAAGCTGGTGCTGAAGCTATTATTCCTCTCGCAAATCCAAATGCAACAAAAGCATTGTCGGCTGCCATGGGCACAGACAAGACACTCGCATCATTGGGCGATCAAACGCAATTGCTAACAAGCATTGATGGTTCGCTAAGAGTACTTTCTGGAGGAGGAACTGGTTCAGGAACATCGTATTCATATTCTGGTAGTGGAATGGCGTGGGATGTTGGATTGGGTGGCGGAGGTAGTTCTGGCGGAGGTAGTGTAACAGTCAATGGTGTTGCTAGATCAAGACAGACACAACAAAAACCATCAACGATGGATTACGTTAGTGCTATTGGTGGTTCTTTATTGAAGAGTTTTGTAATCAATAAAGGCATCGGCATGGCGTCAACAGCACTATTTGGTGCTACGCCAGGTGTGCTTGCTGGAAATGCACTTATCTCTGCTGGATTCCCTACT